AGTCACAATAACACCTGTAATTATTCCTTTTATGTTTAACATTTCCATCTTCTTCTTGCTTGTCTTAACCTACTATTAGGATTCTTGGCTGCTTTAGGAAACTTTTTCATCTGACCTGCACTTCTTGCACAGAATGACTTTCTTCTTTTTGCAGCTTTACTCCCAGCTTTAACTTTACCAGTAACGGCAGTTTTTAATTTACTGCCTGGATTTTCTCTTCGATAACGAGCAACCCCAGCCTTTGTCATTCCCGCCCCAGACTTAGTAGAGCGAAAATACTTTTTGGTCTTAGGAGGTTGCTTGTCTCTTGTTCTAGCCATTACGATAAGAATATAGTGAGCTTGTTACCACTGCCAGTAAAGGCAGACAGATATGCACCACTCTCTGCTAATATACCATTATCTGGAATATTAAGAGTGTGTAATCCAGTTGGAAAACTTTGCACTATCAAGTTACTTCCACCATTACCATCTGTTATGGTAAGAGCGCCCGCAGAATTACCAAATACTACTATTTGTCTTATTCTTGATCTTGCAGGCCCTATGATAGCTGCAGCATCTCCTTGATCTACATTAAAGGCTTTTACGTCAGATCTTGTTCCAGCCATTTATATCTCCTATTATTGGTCAGCGAAAGCTGGAGCAGTCGTTGATGTAGCATTACCAAAAATCTGATAATTAGTTGTATTTAGACCCATGATAGTAACGTCAAATCCAGCAGGAACATTAAATTGAATACTACTGTTTGAGCTACCATTTGAAAATACAGAACTAATTGCATTACCGTCAGTATCTAAAAATGTAATACCACCAATATAAAAATTAGTATTTCCTGGAGTAATTATTATAGCGTCTGTTGCGTCAGCGGCTCCACCAGCATACACAAATCTAAACATAGACCCAGCTATAGGTGCTGGAAGTGTGTATGTATTATCTTGACCACCATCTGGTACAAGTAAAACTCTACCACTATGAGTAGCATTTGTAAGAGTTACGTTACCATCAGATAAACTAACTGGTGCTCCACCAAGAGTTGTTACCTCTGTAATGGTTCCGCTAGTTGCATCTTTACTGATTGTTTTAATTGTGCTTTCAGATCTAATAGGACCTGAGAATGTTGTATTAGCCATGTATGTCTCCTTGTCTTGGCTGTTGTCGAAGTTAATTCTTCGTCAAGGTAGTTTTATTATACATAAAAAAAGGGCGACTGCAAATAGTCGCCCTAAAAAAATATTTAAATTTTTTATGCTCCAGGTGAACCGAATAGTGAACGAGGATCTGAGAAGCCGAAAGAATATCTCTCTCTTGCTTTATATCTCATGTTCCCAGTATCAAAATCTGGATCCATTGCTGTTGCCATTGGCATCCTTTCGAAATGCTTAAGACCATTAGGTGCGTCTGTCTTGATGAAAAACGCATCTGTGTCAGTCAAATAATCGTTGATGACATAGCCATTAGGTAACATTCCCATGTTTCTAATAGCATTAGCATCATTATCTGCTGTTCCAGGTCTTAACTGAGAGTTAAGTAATCTCTCTGCGACAAACTGTAGTTGTCTTGGAATAATTAACTTCATTCCTCTTAGAGCGATAATTAAACCTCTCTCATCTACAAAGCCTGCGATCTTAATCAAAGCATCTTCTAAAGATGTCTCGTTTAAGTCTGCTGCAACAGTTGGCTCGTTAGCAAAAGTGCCACCATTTGTTAATGGATGGTCTGTTGCTAGTAATGCCTTACCATCACCACCAGCAGTTGCTCCAGCAGTAAACGCATTATTTAATACGTTAGCAGCTTTCACTTGCTTTGTATGTGCCATTGACCTTGCAAGTGCTCTCGTATAACGAGCAGATAGCTTATCGTAAAGGTTATCCTCTACAGCTTCTTCTGTTATTGAGAAAGCCATTGCCACAGTCTCATGGTTATATCTTGAAGTGTAGGCTTCGTTTGCATCATCAAATGTGACACCAGAACCTTCTTGCTTAGTAGGCGCTGCTCCGAAACCACTTAACATGACCTCTTCTTCAAAGGCTCTATCTGATGCCTCTGTGTCGAAGATTTCTGCATGTTGACCTTCATACCTATTATACTCCATACCAAAGAGGGCGTTTAAACCAGGCTCTAATTCTTTGGCGAGTTGTGCTCTTGAAATAGCCATATTACACCCTCCTTAAGATGCAGTAGCGTCAACATCCGAAGAGTTTAACGCATGGTTGTTAATTTTAACTATGTATGAAACACCAGCAGCACTATGGTCAGCATTAGTTACATCTTCATGGATACCTAAAATCATTAATGGGTTTGAAGTATCTGTATCTTCTGCGGTAGATATATCTATCTGTGCAGTAGAAATACCAGTAGTAGTGTTTCCACCAGTACCACCCTCGATTTCAGCTGTCTTAAAAATGTCAGCTTTTGCTGTCGCTCTGTCAGTGTTTGTGCCATCACTTGCGATAATAAATCTCTGTGCTGGATCATCATACACAAACCCTTTGATGTCAAAGTTAGTATTAGCTGACCCACTTCCAGGCCAGGTATTGCTAAACTTTAACTTGCCAGTAGTTGCATCCACATACTCACAGCCTGCGAATACACCTAGTAGCTGAACTCCATCACAAGTAGCCGTAGCGATCTGAATCGTGCCACCAGTTAATTCTGCTCTGACTGGTGAACCTTGAAAAATCGCGGAAGCATCACTTGCAATAAAGTATTGACTCGTACCTTGAGTCGCTGGACTAGAACCATGTTTTCCAACTGGTTTTAGACCAAAAGATACATTGGCATTTGCCATCTTTAGCTCCTTTTAGTTACTCGGTATTAGAAGCGTTCATTTTGCTTCCTTTACCGAAGGTTACACGACTTTGCCTATCTGGTTTATGGATAGGCATAGAGGGATGTTGCTCCCTCATCAAGTTTTCATCCACGGCTGTCATTTGATTGCGGGTCTGCTCCCGAAAATATTCAGTTCTCTCTTGTACCGTTTCTGTGGGTATTCGTGCCAACATTAAACCACCGACACCTATTATCCCTTTGTTTTTACCCTCTTCAATAACTGGATACTTTGCAGCTTCGGCTCCGTATTCGTCTGCCCTAACTGGTTCCCATCCTTCTCTCATTCTGGAAAAAACATTAGATTTATCATCTTCGCCACGAAGGGCGGTTCTGATCCATCTATGTTCAAACCCCTCTGGAGGAGGAGGTGCATCCAACTTTGCTGGAGGTTGCCAAGGTTTTCTCCTTGTGTTATTAGCACGATTTGTGGCTTCTCGTGAAATTCTGTTCGTAGTCATAATTACTCCTTCACATGCTTTGCATATTCTTCTAATGGGACACCTAATCTTTTTGCTATCGCTATCTGTGATGGCGTTAGCTTAACTGTCCTTTTACCTCTTGTAGCTGATCTTGAAGCTGTTGCTCCAGCAGATGCAACTCTAGGAGTAGAAGACTGCGTTCTCGTATCCGAGAACTTATGTGGAAATTCTGTTCTCATCCTTCTATCAAGTTCAGTATAGTAGTCTTCACTGTTCGGGTCAAACCCTTCTTGCTCAATTAATGTCTTATGAACACCAAAAGCAGCGTAAGTCATAGTCTGATCTTGACCAAACCACTCGTTTTGTTCTGCCCATTTTTCGGCTCTAGGGTCTGGTTTTTGAGGTTGAGCTTGATTTACCGCTTGTTGAGAAGTATTGTTTCTTGAATTTGCTTCTTGAGTTTTTGCTTGCTCTTCTCTTTGTGCTTTCATTTTTTTGAGGTTGGCTTCTTCCATAGCTATTCTAGCTACGTTCTGTTGTGCCTCGTACAAAGCGTCTGCATCTCCAGACTCTAAGGCTTTTTTATATGCCTCTTTTGCTGCAGCTGCTTGAGCAGTTACTCTATTGTCAAACTCTCCGACATAGTTAGTGTCTAGCTTATCTAGTCTTGCTTTGAGTTCTTCGTTCTGTTTTTTGATAGATTCTGCATAAGTGATTGCAGATTGTTTCTGTCGTTCTTCTTCACGAAAACGGTTCGTAAGTTTTGAAATACGCTTTTTAACGGTTTCAGAATACTCTGAAAGATCCTCGTCACCAGTGACTTCCTCACCTTGGGTTGTGCCTTCGGTATCTCCGACAACTTGACTTGTTTCTTGGGGGGTCTTCCCCTCTTCTTCTGGGCCATCTACTACCTCCACTTCTTCAAATAGTTCTTCTTGTTTTTGTTGTTGCATACATTAAGCTCCGTATGATTTGATGTCATCGGGATTGACAATGGTTGCAATGACTTCATCAT